TTTTATCAACCTGTCTTTCAGCCGGTTTTGCAGCTTCAGCGTTCAATTCTTCCATTCCTTTTTTTACTTCATTTATTGCTTCAGTAGCCTGTTTTGCATCATCTTTTCCAAATAATTTTTTAAAAAATCCACCAACTTTTGAAATAATTTTTCCGAAGAATAAGAAGGATTCTGTGATTGCTCTTACTGCAAATCCAAGCACACCTCCAATTATTTGTGCTAATCCAACTAAAAGAGGTATTATAAATTGCAATGCTCCGCCTACAACACTTGCTATTGTGCTAAAAGCACCTGAAATTGTACTTGCAAAATTTTGTCCCTGTGAGCCAGCAAGTCCAGCAGCACTCATAAAACTTCCTAACAAGTTAATAATAACTCCAAAAACAGCATTAAATATTGCTCCTGTAACTGATACAACAGCACCTATATAAGAAAATGCAACCGTCAATATATTTCCAATTCCTTGAAACGTCGCACTAAACTGACTTCCATTTGACTGTATGGTTTGAAAAAAACCGCTGATACTACTAACCCAGCCACCTATAAGAGGCATTAACGAACCACCTAAAGCTGAAAACGAATCTATCAAAGTAGGCAATACTCCTGTAATCCCTTGAAGCATTTGAGAAGCCATTGGAGTAAGTGTTTGCCCTGCTTGAATCATAGTATTGTGCATTTTTTCTTTTATTTTCCCCATATTTGCTGTTATGCCTTGGTCCATTTGTGCAAACGCCGTATCAGTAGCTCCTTTTGAATTTTTCATATCCTGCATATTTTTGGTAAATGATTCTGTATTTTCTCCCGTTAATGATAATGCGAAAGACCCAGCCTCTACACTTCCAAAAAATTCATTAATATTTTTACCCGTCTTCTTAGCGTGAGTTTCCAGTGCTTGCATAGCAGTCTGTAAATTTCCGCCTTTCGCTATAAACTCCTGAAACGATTTCCCTGTTGCTTTCTTAAATTCTTTAGATGCTACTGTTGATCCTTTGGAAAATTCACTAAATGCCGCTTTCATCTGCGTCATAACTACGCTCGTTGGTGTCCCTTTTGCTGTCAAAGTTCCAATTGCAGCTGATACATCACTAAAATTAACGCCCAATGCACTTGCAATAGGTGATACTTGAGCAATACTGCCTGCCACTTCTTCGAAACTCGTTTTACCATTTTTCACTGCCGTAAAGATTAAATCACTCGCCTGTGCCGCACTTATGGCGTCCTCTCCCCAAGCATTTACTACAGAACTTAATCCGTCTACTGCTGTTGTAATGTCAGTTACCCCAGCAATCGCACCTTTTTGAGCAACTTCTAAAAATCCTTTAACCTTTTCCTGTGATACTCCAGCAGATAACGCCTGATACATTGCTTCGGATATCTCGTTTGCACTTTTACCATATTTATTTGATAAGTCTATAACATCGTTGCTCATCGAGTCCATTGCTTGCTTTGAAATTCCTGGAAGCATTGTAAAAACTTTATTCATTCCTTGTTGAAATTCTGCCGAGGCTTTCAATGCCTTCACACTAAATGCGGCTGTTGCTGCGGTAACCGCTCCAATAGCAAGAACTAACGCACCAACAGGACCTGTCGCAAGTCCTGCAAGTCCACTAACTGCACTACTTATAGCACCAAGTCCAGTATCACTTGCCGCAGATACAACATTAAAAAGATTTTTTAATTTAGAGCCTATATCACTGATTTTCCCACCAACACTTTCTCCCAAAAATGAAAATGCCTTTTTACCAGCCTCTCCTACTTTTTTCAACGGACTAAGCAATCCACTAAATTTATTCCCAATTTTACTTATAGTATCTGGTATTTTATTTCCTAAAGATTTTGATAATGTTTCTCCCACATCTCTTCCAAGCGTGTTCAATTTCTCGAAGGCTTCTGCTGTTTTATCACTGCTCTTACCTAAATCTTCAGCACCGTCTGCTGCCTTTTTAGAACTTTCAGATAATTTATCAGCACTTTCAGAAGCCTTGGTGTTACTGTCGCCTAATTTTTCTACATCATCTCCAGCTTCATTTGCAGCGTTCGCAACTTCACTTAAGCTATTTTCTAGCTCATCATTTCCGCTGGTTGCTTCTTTAACAGCATTCGCTACACTTTCCAAGCTATTTTGCAAAGTTTCGTTACCACTTGTACCTTGTTGTGCTCCCTGTGCTAGTTTTCCAAAACTTTCGGATAACGAATTAAAATGAGAGATAGCACTTTCTATTCCGTCTACATTTACCTGTATTGCTATAACATTATCCGCCATATCCCATCACTCCTAACCTTGCATATTCCTTAAATTCCTCACGTTTCTGTTCCTGTGCAATTTCATAAGCGACTACATAATAATGCCACATATTTTCATTCTCTATATCTGAAAAATCCCTTGGCGTCCAACCTTTTTGCATATAATAAATTATTGCATTAAGTTCAACATCCGTCTTATTTTCATCTATTTTTTTTTTAGCTCAACAATATTAGGATTTTTGCTTTCATTAAATAATTTGGTTTGTTTATTCACGACTAGCATAAATATTTCTAAAATTTCTTCGTTATTAAAAAAATCTTTGAATACTGATACTCGGCTTTGAGCATTTAATTCCGCCATCAATTCTCCAGAAAGTTCTGTAAAGTTCGGCTCTATAAAAGTATCAAATAAATATTCACATATAACAGAATTTGATTTTGTAATTTTTTCGGTAAATATCCGCTGCATTTCCTTTTTAGCGATACTAAAATCAGTAATACCCATTTTGGTGCATAAATTTACAAATTCCTGAAAATCAGGAACTTTTAACTTAAATTTAGTATCTTTGTAACTTTTTAAAGTAAATTCTATTGTTGATTTTTCTTCTCTATATTTAATTGCTTCTTCACGTTTTTTCAGCAATTCTTTTAAATCCATAATTTACTCCTTTCCTTCTAAATTAACTCAACAGCTTTAAGATTTATTGGAAGATATCCAATTTTTAGCTCTTCATTCATTTCTTCTCCACGCTTAGCTTCCAAAGAAAATCCATCCTTATTCCAGCAATCAGTAATTCTTATAGCTTCTGCTCCTGCTACATCAGGATCATCTATTTGGAAATATAATTCAAAATATACCTCATTTCCTTTAGCTAATTTCGTAAACTTTTTAAACCAGTTCGAGTTTAACTTGTATCTTTTAATAGTACCTTCTCCGCTAGCTCCAACAATTTTTTCTCCTTTTTGTCCTCCAGGGAGCCATACTTCTTTTCTTTCTATTTTTGTTTCTATTTTCACCTCAGATACTTCTGCAAATACCTGTCCATCAATCATAAGAGTACCGTGTGAGCCAGAAATTACCTGACTTGCCTTAAATATATCCATTCATTATCATTCCTTTCCTAACTTTGAATTATCGCTTTTCCATAAAAGTCTTCCATACAGTCAAGCGGCATTAATTCATCACATCTTGCATAAACAACATCAACTGTATTAATTCTACGCAATTTTGACTCACTCATTTTATCTACTTCATCTCTTGATATACCTTTTTCTGTCATTAAATAAAGTTTGTGCTGCTCTATATCAATATCAAAAGTATTTGAATAATCTGGGTCAAGTATTCCTTGATTCATAAGACTTTGAGTGTAAGCATTAACCGCATTCAAAAAAGCTATTTTGTTTAAATAACCATTTAATCTTGCACCTTTGTAGTCGTTCCAAGATTTTTTCAAGTCTTCAGTAATTATAAATAAACTTCTTACAACTTTAACTTTACTAAATCTACGTTGTTTTTTGGTGTCAGGCGTTATAAATGAAGTAACTCCACGATTAATTACATAGTAGCTAATACCGCTATCATCACGTTGTACACTAACCGCAATTTTACCTTTTTTTGTAATTTCACCTGGTTTTGCTGGAATATCACATTTATCCAAGAATCCCATTTTCATATTTGTAATACTTCTTGAAATTGGGCACCCTGCTTCCATACTTGCAATAGCCAATGCAAATTCTTTATCATTGTATTCATGACCGTTTACAACTGCTCCTGTTATTCCATTATTTATAATTGCATGATGATCTGGAACTTTATCGCTTGCCACAAAGGTAAAAAAATGTGCCTGATTAAAGTCTAATGCTGATTTACCAAGTTCTGTGTTATGCCGACTTTTTGCATAGCTAATTAAGTCATCTGTCTCACTTTCGGTGGCTTTTGGTATAACAATACTGTCAACATCATTTTCTAAATCACTTAATATATCAGTTATTTTTACGCTATCTCTAGCGTCTTCTTTTACTCTGCGAACTATAACCTTGTATGGATTTCCTACAAACGCCAAATCTTTTAAAAGATTATAATTGTCATTATCCCAGTCTGTCTGCAAGACATCTCCTCTACTGACATAAATGTGTTTTTCTGTGTCTTTCGTGCTATCAAACAGTACCACACCAACAACACCCTGTTCACTTCTTGCTATTGCAGTTCCTGCTCTTTCTTCGATTTCCAAAACAAATTTTGGACTTCCGTTCATTTCCAATCCTCTCCTTTGTCAATAAGACTGAAATTATTCAGTCTTATGTTTTTATTTCCCGTTATTTAGATATATATGTTCAACAGGTTTGTATTTCTCTTTATTATCAATTACGTATTTTATTGGAAAAGAGGTATCAAATACTCCTGTAATTAAACATACCCTTAATGTCTCTTTTTTTTCTTTTGCTCTCAGCTCCCCAAATTGCATTTCCATTTTAGGTGCAAAGAATATTTTTTTGTTTTCATCCAAATCCTGTATTTTCTTTTGAATATCTAATGCCTGTAAAATAAAACTTCCTAAATCATCTTGTACTTTAGGCTTTATGATATAAAAATTCAGTGTAGCATTGTAATGTTTTGCATTATTGATTGTAATATTAGATATTTCACATATTACAGAATTTATTACAAAATCTTCTGCTTCTAAATCATCTGTTATATAAAATTCATATTCAGGATAATCTTTTTTTAACTTTTCTTTAAATTTTTTAAATACTACATCAAACATCTTATCAACTCCTAAAACCTATAAATTCTGCCGTATCTATTATCATTCAAAAGAGTTGAACCACTGTTCTCAGAACTTCCTTTTAAACTTTCCAACAATTTATAAAGCGTATCTCTTTTATCTTCTGATATTTTCTCTTTTTCCAAACTTTCGTATATTTTCCAAGCTACATAAAGCTCCTGCAATATTCTTTTTGTATCAGAATCTAAAAAACTATACTTTTCTCCGCCTATAAATACCGTTACAAAAGTTTTACAGTCTGGTATAAGCTGATTATCAATATAATCAATAAATTCTTGTGCCGTTCTTTTAGAATATCTGCAAACTTCAATTGCTATCACTTTTGGAATATATGGAACTTTCTCAAATAGTTTTTCATCCAGCTTTGTATCAGAAGTAACTCCATTTTCAGAAGCTACTCCAACTTTTTCCAACATTTCTACCACCTACTATTTTGAATTAGGCACAATAGCAATACTATCTGTATTAGAAATTTCGTATCTTACAATAAAATCTTTAATAGCAACTACTGGTGCAAATGCTGATTTACAGAACATTTTAGCTCTTGCAGTCTCTTTATTAGCAGCTGTTTCATCTAGTATTTCCTGCCCAACAAATACAAAAGGCTTTCCTGTTGCATCTACTGCTTCAAGTGCTGCATATACAGGAACTAAGGCATTATCATTTGATAAATAAATCATATTGTCAGTTTCTATATCTCTACCGTTAAAGTCTTGAGCTGTTCTCAATTTAGAAATTCTTTGTCCTAATAAATCTAAATAAACTTGCTTTTCGTCAGCAGACAGCCCGATTGAATTTGAATAAGCTTTTGCAATCTCAATAAACTCATTATTTTTAATTAACTTGTCAAATAAAGTTCTTCCCAACTCAATTCTGTCTGGCATTACCCCGTTTTTTCTTTCGTAATCATCAATTATGTCAAAGAAAAAAGTAACCCAGTTATCAATTTTTTTGGCATCTTTTGCAATTGCTCTATCAAATTTAAAATCAATTTCAGTTTGTGAGTTTGCTTGAATATACTTTCCTTGTAAGAAAGCGTTTGCAGCCATTTTTTCCTTAGTTTTTAAAATTGCATTTTTTAATTTTAAAAGTAATCTATCCTCTTGATATTTTTGAGGATCAACCATTTGTCCGTTAATAAATGTTGCCGTTCCGTTATTCATAATAGGTTTTAATTCATAAGAAGCAGCTACAATATCAGGCGTAATTGCAATACTTTCCATTCCATTCACCTTTATGAAAGGAATTTCACTGCCTCTTTCAATAATACTTGCTTCTACTAAATAATCATTTAAATCTTTCAAAAGAATAGTTTCATTATCACTCATATATTCTGGATTCGCATTTCCAAATCTATCCAAATAGTGCGTTTGCACTTTCGGCTGCACTACAGCAAATAATGCCATTAATTTTAATTGAATATCACTTAACATCTTTTATCATCTCCTATTTATTATTTTTTTATATTATCAAATCTAACGTTAATACCATATTTATCCAAATTATCTAGTGCCGCATAATCAGTTTCAGTTACTCCAATCACAAGAGTTCCGTCAATATCACTAGCCCTTACAACTTGTATCTTTAAATCCTCACTTGTTGCATCTACATCTTCATCTATACCAACATAGAAAGTTTTTGGCAATTTGCCTCCAGGCGTACCAGATTGGTACTTTTTATATTTTCCAGTAGCTGTATCATAAATTAATGCTTGTCCATACTTTATAACTTCACCTTGTGCCAATGTCACTGTTTTCCTTGGTATAAATTCATTCAGCACAATGTCTTTCTTTTCATCTTTACCTAAAAATTTAACTCTATTTCTCATTATTATTACTCCTTTACTTTAAATTATTTTAAGCCATTTCTAGCTTTATATCCTGCTATTTCATCAGCTATCATTTGCTGCTGTCTTGAGATATTATCATCATCGCTGCTAAATTCTAATGGTTTATATCCGCCATAATTTGGTAAATTTTCAAATAACTTAGATAAAATATCACTTGATTTTACTGTTTGGCTATTACCATTTTCAGAAAATTCAATAACTCCGTTATTACTAGCCAAAGACTGTTTAACAAACTCTTCAATCCCTAATTTCTTTAAAGCAGGCGTTATTTTATTAGAATTTTTTAACATAAATTCTTTTATTTCCTGTTCTCTTGCAAATTCTTTTTTAACTTCCTCTCTAATTTCATCTTCTGTTTTTTCAGGCTCCTTGTCTTTTGGAATTTCAATTTTTTGTAATTCTTCTTTTGATAATGTTTTTAGCACTTCATTGACTGCCTTTATCTTATCTTCGCCGCCTGATTCCAATAATTTTTTCAATATTTCATCAAAATTCATTTCACTATTTCCTCCATCATTATTTTTATCATTACTAAATTCAATTATACTTTTCTGATTTATCCAATCCATTTCAAAGCCTTGTGAAAACTCACCGTTTGCAAAACTTCCGCTATTGCTTACGGCAGGCTCTACTCCCACAGGTAATGCTCCTACACGTGTTATTTCTCCATTTTCTATTTCCACAGATAACCTATCTACTTTCCTGTCTTTAAACTCTCCTCTGTTAAATATCTCGACATCATTGGCGATTATTTCATCATCTTTCACAGAAATATTTTTAAACTTCCCAATAACAGGTATTTCATTCCTAAGCATTCCTAATTTTGTAAATTCACTTGTATGAAATGGAATCACATCCAATTCCTTTTTATTAGTAATAAGATTAGATAATTGCTCATTACTCCATTTCCCTTTTGTTCCATAGTCCCCAGCTTTAAATAATACAAATGGCATTTTATTCCTCCTCTCTTTTAAAATTTTTATATAATAAAAAATTCGGCTATTAACCGAACTTTAAATTTATATACATAATTATAAAAATAACTTCTTATTAACGAAATAATCATTAAGAATTTTTACCAAATCCTCTCTATTTTTATCACTTACACCACTAAACTGACGCTTAGGAATAGTAACAGACTTAGCAAAATAATCTGTTCCACCAACTTTAAAATGCAAAACTTTAGCACTTTTAGGTGTTATCACTCCACCATTATCGTGTATCTTTGCATACTTAGCATTAGTAAATACCGAAACCGTATTGCCTTTTATTTCAGCCACTCCCAATGAACCTTTAAGCATTCCAGTATCACTAAGTGGCTTACCTTCTCTCAATTTCAAAGAAGCCCAAGCATTCCCTTGGTAATCTGTTCCAGTATCAAATCTTTTCCGCATTTCGTTTTCCATATAGAACGCCACTTCATCAAGCATTTCTTCTTTATTAATGCTCCTCAATTTTTCCTTAAAACTTGTACTTACACTATCAAGATTGGTTGTTATACTAATTCTCATAATAATTCCTTTCATAAAAAAATCACAGCTAAGTTAATAACTGTGATTTTAATTTTATTTTTCTATAACTGTTCGTACCATTTTAAAGCATCCTCTACTCTTTTTTTAAAAGTATTTCTTCTTTTCTCCTTTTCTATTTCTAAAATATCTTCTATTTCTTTTTTTCTTTGGTACTCGTTATTGTTTAGATACGCTAACTCGCTTTCTAGAATTTTCCATTTTTTTCTAGGTGCGGTATAACATCTTTCAAGTTCTCTAATAATTTGTGTTTTCAAATCCCATTTCTCATTCCAATGACTCCCTTCGAAAATAACATCTATTTTTTTGTGCCATTGTTCTTTCGTCCAATGTGGATGTTCAAAATTAATGTATCTCTCTTTTAATTTTTTCAATTTAATTTTTTCATTCATCTTTCATCACTTCCAAATACAATGTATCATTTTCAAATTCTAAAATTTTATATTTTTGACCTACATTTATTATAAATTCTCTTTCGTCCTCGTAAGCACCTTTTCCATTAATATAGAGTCCTTGTGTGCCTTTCGGAGCATTTATAACTACTTTATATGCTTTCGCGTTTTCAACCTCATTCATAAAATCGTTCGCAATATTCTCATCAAACGAAGTAGATATAAATTGTTTAAAAGTATTATTTTGTCTTAAATAGTTAAGTTCTGCCTCACTAATACCACGATATAATTTTAAATTATCATCTAGCCCGTATTTTGATAAAACTCTTTTTATATCTAAAGTTATGTTGCCTAGCCCATAATAATCTTCAAAATATTCATCATAAATCATATCATCTTTCATTTCTCCGCGAAGATATTTATTTATTTTCGAATACTCGTCGCCAGTATATCTTTTGAACGCTTCAATCTCTTTTGCTGTTAATTCTCCGTCTCCAGGATTATATCCAAATGCTTTAAAAGTTTTATCTTCGTATTTTTTGATAATTTTTTCATCTGCTCCTATATAATCAATTTTAACTTCATTTTCTAATTTTTGCAATACTTCTTTTTCGATTTCTTCAATTTTTTTGTTTTTTTCATTATAACTCTTTTCCAACATTTCTATATACTCACTATTTCCAATATTACCAGCAAAACTTCCTACATCTTGGTTTATATCTCCGTTACCTACAACTTCATCAGGATTTACCTCATCCGCTGTCAAAGATATCGTGTAGCACCTACAATTAAATCCGTTTGGCGGAAAATACTTATCAGCTTCAGGTGTTCCTATCTTAAATATTTTCCCATTCAGCTCCCTTGTATGTTCCTGTTCTCTGCCGTCCAATGTTCCACAATATTGATAATATGGATAACGTTCCTTGTATTTATCCATTTTCATATATATTCCAGCATTATAAGCGTGATTCATATTAGTTCTGAATACTGTTTTCAAATATCCCTCATTTAATGTTAACCCACTCTGAGATAAAATGTTATCCACGTCTTTTTTCCACTCTTTAAACGTTCCGCCATTTTCAAGAGTATTTGACATTTGTTTAAAAATCTTTTCAGTAACATTTACATCTGTGACTTTTTTAATCCAAAAGTATTTTTGTCGTGCATACTCCATTTCGTTCTCGATATCATTATACAAAGCAGGATGTTTTTTCAAGAAATTATCAAGTGCTGCATTTCTTGTTGTAGTCCTAGTATTTGAAAATTCCACAATTTTATTATCAATCATAACAGCGTTATCAAATCCTTGCAGCATTGATATTAACAACATATCTTCTAGTGTATTATCATAATCAAACTCCAAATCATATAAATCAGAAATATCATTTGCCTTTTCTATCTTTTCACGAATAGCTTTTAATACATTTTTTTGCCATTTCTTAAAATTGTTATCAATAAATTTATCAAATCGTGCTTGATTCTTTTCTATCAGTTCACGCTTTTTATTTATTTTATTGATATTTAGTTTTTTTTTAGGCTTGGAAAATTCTAAATTGCTACTTTCTTTTTCAACTTCTATTAAATCAGCTTCCTTGACACCTAATATCTCAGCTATTTTGGTTTTTGTAAAGGCATAACCACTTTCAGATATTTTCACTATATAATTTACTTTTTCTGATATAGTTTTTGTTCTTTTATCTTCCAGCTCAAGCGTTTCAGTTTCATCTATTTCTTCCACAAACTTAAAATAAAAATTTCCCGAATCATACCCATAAAGCTGTGCATCTATCTCTATTAACTTTTGAATCCAGTCCCTAATTTTTTTAACTTTGGATTCTATCTTATAATTCTGTTGTTCCTTATGAACTTCCCCTAATGCTCTGTTCCCGCTATTTCCATCCACTCCAACAACAAGCGTACTTCCAAGTAAATATCTTTGCACCGATTTTGCTTTTTCGTTTAACAGTTCCTGGTAAATTTCAGGCTTCAAATCATCCAGTTTTATGAATTTTATAAAATCGTCCAATGATTTTTCTCCGGCACTTGGAACAGCCAGCACATCCTTACCTTTTGCAGCCTTTAAATCCTTAGCTTGTGCTTCTACATCTTTCTGTCTTGCCTTAACAACTTCTGGTGGATCTGTTTCGGCGGATGGCTCATAAGCAAACACTGTAATTATATCTCCATATTTTTCACTAATTGCATTTAATTTCGATTCCA